TACATCGTGGATGTGAATGGAAATTTAGTTGGATCAAAAGTTGGAACAAAATTGTATCCAATTCCGGTTGACAATCCATCATTCGATCCAAAAATGATGTTTGCGACCGACACAACAATCCAAAAAATCATGGTTGCATTTGATTTCGATCGTTTATTCGATGAATCAACAATGTACATGATCACACCAACGGAAGCCGGTGTTGATTTCAATGATTTGAACGGATTGGTTGATGTTAATTTGGTGAATGTATCGTTCACGTCAACAACACGTGTGTTCAAAGCACAATTGGACTATGGAACGGCATTGAATCCGATCAAATTCAAAGGTGCGGTTTTAGCCGATTTCACATTGGCAAACAATACAACCGGCGCACCGATCACGATCACATCCGTTGTGGAAAATCCAACACAATTAGGAACGTACACATTGACCGCACCGGCATTCGTTGTCGGAACGGCATACACGATCAAAATTGTGAAATTAGGTTTCACCGGAACATACGTGTTCACCGCATAAAATTGACGTAAAATGGCAACAAAACGCAAACAAATCACATTCGATGAACAAGGAATGCGATCATTCAAAAATGTCAACGATGCAATTGACCATTTCATTCAACATGGTTTGGATGAGGTTTCAATCATGCGGTTGTTCAATCAAACGTTTCAATTGAATGTTGGTGTTGTTTCGGTTAATTTGTCAACGATCGACAAAACAACGGATTTGAAATCGATTTTCGGAACGGATGATCACGTGGAACGATTCCATGAATTGTTCGCGGAATGGAAAAACAAATTCAATGTCAAATCGATCGAAAACGTTGAAAAAACGGAAAACGATCCAAACGATTGATTCATTTGGAATGTTCAAAATTGGGGATGTCATTCGGCATCCCCTTTTTTTTGCTTAAATTTACACAATGGATTTGATGAAAACGGAAATGGGAATGGTATTGAATCGCGCCAAAAATATGTTGATGATGCGGTCGATTTGGTATTCCGTTTTTCGTGATGGTGCATTCAAAAACAAAATTTTGGATTGGATTCGAACGGATCAATTGTTCAAACAAGGTGTTGACGAAGATGGTGACATCATCGGAACCTATTCGGAATGGACTGAAATGATCAATCCGGAAAAAATTGCCGGAACACCTTACACATTATTTGACACCGGTGAATTTTACCAATCGATGATCATCGTTGTTTTGATGGATGCATCGTTTGTGATTGATGCGGATCCAATTAAAATTGATGATGATGGAAAACAAACGGACTTATTTCAAAAATATGGTGATGGTATTGTCGGACTTACGCAAGAAAGTCGCGAAAAATTGGCAACGGAATGCATCGAACGATTCAATCGCGAAGCAATCAAAATACTACGCAACAATGGATGAATTGCCGTTGTTCAATTGGATCAAAATCAATGATGGTGAACCAAAATTCATGCGCAAAAACATCGATGATGGAACACCGGAAATGGATGATCATTTTTTTTCCAAAATTTACGATGAATATATTGCGGATTTTGGGTTGTCCGAAATGCATTTGAAATTGTTGAAAACGATGAAAAAACGTGCATTGTTGGAAATTGAATTCATGATCACACGTGAACGATTCAAATTGACCGAAATTGACATGGAAATTGCAAAATTGGATTCCATGATGAAAAACAATGGATCCGGAATGACCATTGAACAATCGTTGATTCACATGTCCAAATGGATGAACACATGGATCAACACAAAACAAATTTCCGTTCGTGAATACTTTAATCTCATGAACGAATTCAAACGATCAAACACACATAAAAATAAAAATTGACATGGCTAAATTGATAAAATCAACGGACATTTTTGAATCGGATGATATTTTCAAAGGGATTCGCGATTCGGCATCAAAAACAATTGATGAATTGAACCAATTGAATGGTGAAATCACCGAAACCGCAAATTCATTGAAAAAATCGATTGGCGGTGCAAAATTTGATTCATCGAAATCAATTAAGGAATTCACCGATGCAACATCCAAATCCAACAAATTGGTGATGGAAACAATCAAAATCGAGGAATTGAAACAACGTGTGATGCAACAATCGGAAAAAGCAACACAAGAATTGGCAAAATCCGAACAACAACGTGCAAAGGCATCACAACAATCGCAAAAAGTCAATCAAGAATCCGAAAAAACGGATCAACAACGCATCAAAACCAAACGCGAACAAGCCAAATTGGATCGTGAATTGGCACGTGAAGCCGATCGCAAATCCAAAGCGGATGCACGTGCAGCAAAATTGGCGCAACAAGAAAATTCCGCTTATTCACAATTGGTGAAACAAACGCGTGAATTGAAAAATGCATCAAAGGAATTAGCCGCACAATTGGTCGCATTGGAACGTGATGGAAAACGAAACACCGCCGAATTCCGCGAAATGTCGCGACAATACACCGCAACAACCAAAGCCGCATCCCAAGCGGATCAACAATTGAAAGGAATCGATCAACGTGTTGGTGACAATTTCCGAAACGTTGGAAATTACACCGGCGCAATTTCCAAATTGTCAAATGGTTTGGGGATGTTGGGATTGTCATTTGGTATTGGATCCATCGTTTCATCCGCAACGGAAAAAATCATTGAATTCGACCAATCAATCGCGGATCTTCAAGCGATCACCGGTGCATCCGGAACCGATTTGGAATTTTACAAAAAACAAGCAAATGAATTGGGGATTGCGGTCGAAGGTGGCGGTGCTGCGGTTGTCGAAGCGTACAAATTGATCGGATCCGCAAAACCGGAATTGTTGGCGAATGCGGATGCATTGAATGAAGTGACCAAATCCGCGATCACATTGTCACAAGCATCCGGAATGACATTGCCGGAAGCCGCAACCGCGTTGACCGATGCAATGAACCAATTTGGCGCACCGGCGGAACAAGCCGGTCGATACATCAATGTTTTAGCAAACGGCGCGAAATACGGATCCGCCGAAATTCCGCAAGTGACCGAATCATTGTTGAAATTTGGTGCGGTTGCAAAAACATCAAATGTTTCCATTGAGGAATCAACGGCATTGATCGAATTGTTGGCGGAAAAAGGATTGAAAGGTGCGGAATCCGGAACGGCATTGCGAAATGTGATGTTGAAATTGTCAGCACCGGATGCGTTGCCAAAAGAAGCACGTGATCGATTGGAAGCATTGGGAATTTCATTTGAAACGTTAAACAACGAAGCAATTCCATTTTCGGATCGATTGGCGGAATTGAAACCATTGTTGAATGACAATGCAGCGTTGGTGAAAACGTTTGGAACCGAAAATGCGGTCGCAGCAACATCGTTGTTGGACAACATTGATCGCATCAAAGAATTGGAATCGCAAATGCATACCAACGGAACCGCGATGGAACAAGCATCACAACGCACAAACACGTTAGGAAATGCGTTGATGGAATTGAAAAATTCATTTTTTGCGATGTTTACGGAAATGGGATCCGGATCCGGTTCAATGCAATTTTTCATTGATTCATTGAAATGGGTTGGAAAAAATTTGGGAACGATCATGTCGATATTGGGAAAAGTGGTCGCATCATGGATCATTTATCGAACAACATTGGCATCGATTCGCGCGTATCAATTCATCATGTCCGGCGGTTTGAAGGAATTGGGCAAATCATTGATCGCGAACATTTCGTTGACCAAACAAGCCGCAAACACACAAAAACAAATGGGAGATTCGGCAATCCAAGCCGGTGATAAGGTCGGAAAAGCCGGAAAGGCGATTCAAGCGATTCCTTGGATGTTGATCATTGGATTTTTGGTCGAAGTCGCGACAAAATGGTACGATGTCGCATCCGGAGCCGCCGAAGCGCGTAGACAAGCGGACATGTATGCCAAAGCCAAAGAGGATGCGGATAAAAAATCAAATGCGACCATTGAAAATGAAAAAAAACGTGTTGAGGAACAATTGCGTTTGTTGGATTTGGAAATGCGAAAACGAAAAGCAAATGGTGAATCACAAAAAAAATTAGACGAAGAAAAATCGCGCCGAACGAAGGAAATTTATTCGCAATCAAAAAATTCGTACAATCAAAACACATCCAATCAAAAAAAGGAATTGAATCAAATGGATGATTTGATGAAACGATACGATAA